GAAGTTGTAGCAAGAGACAAACAAGGTGAGCCAATACTAGATGAAAACGGAAATGAAACAACATACACAAGAAGCTATTTAGAATTTAAGGATTGTAACAAGGTAGATGGAACATTAATAAGCGAAATATCTTACGGACAAACCGGACCAAGGATCAAGCTGCAGGATAAGCTAAAAGCTATGGAATGGCTAGGCAAACACATAGGCATAGCAACAGAAGAACAAAAACTAAGGATAAGGAAACTGAAAGCTGACATAGAGAGGACAGAAGGCAACGAAGAAGAATTATCTAAATTAGATAAGATATTAGAGGGGATAAACAATGCGGCTAAGTCTTAAACAAAAAGAATTTTGGAACAACTCTACTGCAAGGTGGAATATAAAAAGCGGGGCAACACGTTCAGGCAAGACATACTTAGACTACTACATAATCCCTAAACGGATAAGGGCCACAAAAAATAATGGCTTATTAGTGCTATTAGGCAATACAAGAGGAACTTTGGAGAGAAATATCCTGGACCCTATGCGAAATATATGGGGAGCTGGTCTAGTAGGTAATATTTCAAGTGATAATACCGTTAAATTGTTCGGTAAAAAGGCATATGCCCTAGGGGCAGACAAAAAGAACTCCGTAGCCAAAATACAAGGGGCGAGTATTGAATACTGTTATGGTGACGAGGTAACAACCTGGTCGGAAGAAGTGTTTCAAATGCTTAAGTCAAGACTTGATAAGCCTAACAGTGTATTTGATGGAACGTGCAACCCTGACAACCCTAACCACTGGTTTAAAGCATTCTTAGATAGTGATGCAGACATATACCACCAGCACTACACCATAGACGATAATCCTTTTCTAGATCCTTTCTTTGTTGAACAGCTAAAAAAAGAATATGCAGGTAGTGTATATTACCAAAGGTTTATATTAGGGCAATGGGCGAGAGCAGAAGGCCTTGTATATGATATGTTCTATGAAGACAAAAACGTTGTTAAAACAATAGACAGACCATATACAGATTACTATGTAGCAGTAGACTATGGTACGCAAAACGCAACAGTATTTGGCTTGTTTGGAATGTATAGGGGTAAGTGGTACCTGATAAAAGAATACTACTATTCAGGCAGGGACAAAGGAAGACAAAAGACCGACTCCCAGTATGCGGATGATTTACAGGCATTTATTGATGGGATTCCCATTATGCATGTGATAATAGATCCGAGTGCAGCTTCCTTTAAAGCAGAATTAAGGCAAAGAGGAATAGCGACACGAGACGCCAATAATGATGTATTAAATGGTATTAGATATACTGGTGGACTACTAAGCAATGAAAGGCTACTCATAAACGACTGTTGCACAAAGACTATAGATGAATTTTATACTTACTCATGGGACGACAAGGCGTCTTTATTGGGCGAAGATAAACCACTAAAAGAAGATGACCACTGCATGGATATGATTAGATATTTTAGCTATACGATAGCTAGACGTTATTACAAAGGCAGGTGATTAAGTGCTTGGAGGAATTAAGAACTTTGTGAAGGGGGTGCTTAGAAAAATGTTTCCCATAAAAACTATACAAGAAACTATAAAAGAAGATGTAGCATTTACAGACGCAATGATAGAACGCATTGAGTTGTGGGCAAAAATGAACCAAGGTAATGCTCCATGGGTGGATGATTATGTCTCTTCTCTTAGGTTAGAGCAAGGCATATGTAGAGAGTTCGCTAACGTGTGCCTGAACGAAATGGAAACTTCCGTATCTAATGATAAGTTAGACGAGATATACCAAAGTGCAATTCAGGACCTTAACGAGAATTTACAGAGTGGTTTAGCACTTGGTTCATTTATTATTAAACCTTTAGGTGAAAACAAAGTTGAATATGTAACAGCTGATAGATTTATACCAGTTGAATTTGATAGCAGAGGTAGATTAGTAGATGTAATTTTTATAGAGACTAAAAAAGAAAAAGCAAACAGCTATTATTACCGATTTGAAAGACACAAGCTAGACGAAATAGGCTTACTAATAACAAATAAGGCATATCATAGTGTCAGCAATACCACTATAGGCAAACAGGTGCCACTTAGTACCATAGACGAATGGGCTAACTTGCCAGAAGAAATATATTACCCAGGAGTAGAAAAGCCTGACTTTGGGTATTACAGAAATCCAATTAAAAACAACATTGACGGTTCCTTTTGCGGAGTGTCTATATTTGATAGCGCAATAGATCTAATTAAAAAGACCGATAAACAATTCGGCAGGTTAGAATGGGAGTTTGAAAGTGGCGAAAGAGTAATCCATGTGGATATAGCGGCAATGCAATCACAAGCCACTATTGACGGTGGTAGAACAGCATGGAAAATGCCAGAGCTTAATAAAAGGTTATATAAAGGGCTTAACCTTCAACCGGGAGCTAATGAAGAACTGTATAAAGAATACTCCCCTGAATTTAGAGACGAAAACATCATTAATGGCCTTAACGCAATGCTTAGACGGATAGAATTTAACACGTCTCTTAGCTATGGGGACCTTTCAGACGCCCAATACGTTGAAAAGACAGCTACAGAGCTAAGCATAGCCAAGAAACGTAAATACAACATGGTTACTGCAATTCAAAAGAATCTCAAAGAGTGTTTAGAAGATTTAGTGTATGCACTTGCATTTTATAACGCAAAATTGAATAGTGGTTATGATTTCATCTGCAACTTTAATGATAGTATCTTGGTAGACGAAGAAAAAGAAAGAGAACAGGACAGAAAAGATGTCGCAATGGGAGTGCTTGGGCTTGACGAATATAGGGCGAAATGGTACAATGAAAGCATAGAGGAAGCAAGAAGTAAGCTCCCTCAAGTAGCAGACATTATACTGTAAAGGAGAAATGTTCAATGGCGAAATACCTTGATATCACGGGTCAGAAATTTGGAAGGCTAGAAGTAATTAAGTTTGCTGGGTACACCAAGCACAAGGCAGTGACATGGAGATGTAAGTGTGAATGTGGAAACGAGGTAGTAGTTCGTGGTGACCACTTACGCTATGGCCGAACATCCTCTTGTGGGTGTCTCAGAGCAGAAACGTCCGCAAAGAGAGGAAAAGACAATGCAAAGCACGGAATGTGGAATACACGTCTTTATCATTGTTGGCAACATATGAAACAAAGATGTGATGGAACAGGCAATGAAGCGAACAGAAAGAGATACCACGACAGAGGAATTCGCGTATGTGATGAATGGTATAATTCATTTGAAACCTTCATGAAATGGTCGTTGGAAAATGGATACCAGGATAATCTCACACTTGACAGAATTGATAACAACGGCAATTATGAACCTTCAAACTGTAGATGGGCAAATGCTATAACTCAACAGAATAATGTCTCTACAAATAAATATCTGCAATACAAAGGTAAGACGCAGACAATGGCGGAATGGGCAAGGGAATATAACATGAAGTATACGTTATTGCAGATAAGATTAAGAAGAGGATGGCCTATCGAAAAGGCGCTAGAAGCAAAGGCAAGATAACATTTGAAAAGAACTGATTAACGTCGGTTCTTTTTTATTATATAGGATGTGATTAAATGTTCCTACCATCTGAATTAGAGAAGATACCGCTAGAGATACAAAGGATATTTAGTGATTTAGAATTACGTATCATGGAAGATGTTGTTGAACGGATTGATATGATAAATGATATATCAAGAACTGCTGATTGGAGAATATACACGCTTGGTCGATTGGGAATATCATCTCAAGACATTAAGAAAGAAATACAAGAGGCCCTTAATAAGTCAAATGTAGAAATAGACAGAATTTACAATAATGTGATTAAAGAGGGATATGCAAGAGATGAAGAACTTTATAAAGCTACCGGAAAGCCTTTTATCCCATTTGAAGAAAACCTTGAACTACAAGCCTATATAGAAGCTATACGAGAACAAACAAAAGGCGAAATGGTTAACTTAACACAATCAATGGGGTTTTCAATTAAAGTAGATGGCAAAATGCAATTTACGGAACTCGGGAAGTACTATCAACGGATTTTAGACAACGCAACAGTAGATATAACATCAGGAGCCTTTGACTATAACTCAACTCTTAAAAAAGCCATAAACGAAATGACAAACAGCGGTATTCGCTCGGTTGATTATGCTAGTGGACATACAAGTAGAATAGAAGTTGCTGCAAGACGGGCATTAATGACAGGAGTTAATCAAGTACTGATACAAAACACCGAACAGGTGGCAAGGGACTTAGAAACGGAACATTTTGAAGTAAGCTGGCATAGAACAGCAAGACCAACACATCAAGTATGGCAAGGTAGGGTGTATTCCAAGCAAGAATTAATTGATAAGTGTGGACTTGGTAAAGTGGATGGATTATTAGGTGCTAGCTGTTACCATTTTTACCATCCCTTCATCAAGGGTATATCAAAAAGGCAATGGACTGATGAACAGCTAGACGAAATGAACGCAAAAGAGAATAAAAAACGAGAGTACAGGGGCAGAGAATACACGACCTATGAAGCAACACAACATCAAAGGAAGCTTGAAAGGTTAATGCGAAAATACAAGAGAGACATTTATCTATTAGAAAAAGGAAACGCAGACCAAGAAGAAATAAGGAATGTATCAAGTAGGTATAGAGCAACAATGCAAGAATATGTTGATTTTTCCAAGGAAATGGGGTTACCGCAGCAGAGAGAAAGGATATATGTACCGAAATAGGGGAGTTGATAACATCTCTAAGAGTTTTCTAGGACTACAATATCACGAAGAAGACAGTACTTGGGAACTTTATAATGTCCACAACAAAGACTTACACACTCACAGCAGACACAAGAGAGTGTTAGTTAAGATTAAAAAGGACATAGAACATCACAGGTTGCCCACTACAAGGTGTTTAAATACTCTTAATAGTTATACTAGGGTAACGACTAATAAACGTTATTTAAGGCAAATAGAAAGATTAATAAAGGAGGTGAAAGATGAAGTACAGGAAGAAACCAGTGGTAGTTGAAGCCATAAGATGGAATGTGCCAGATGAAAATGGAAAAGTATTATTGGCACAGGAATGTAAAGATCATCCCGCAGTAAGACCTGCATCATATATAGAGGTATCAAATTTAGTGGGTACAAGCGGTTGTTCAAAAGAACTGCCCCATTGGGATTGGGCTGCTCTAGGCATTATTGATACTTTGGAGGGAAAGCACTTAGTAAGCCCTGGTGATTACATAATCAAAGGCATCCAAGGTGAGTTCTACCCCTGTAAGCCAGATATATTCGAAGCGACTTATGAAAAAGTAAATTAATAGGAGGTGAACCAATCTTGACACGCAAAACTATATTAGGCGAGAAATGTAGGTGATCCAAATATCTCCCAGCTATGGGTTAAATAGTGCGAACAGGCTACCTTGTATGTCTTTAAGCAATAGACATTAAACAGGCTTATTTTTAATTGTCCGAAATGACGTTAAACTACTTGGTTGAGACTAAACCTAAAATAGTCAATCACTTGGTGGATGGTTACACACCTAAAACAACCTAAGAAGTGAAAGGAGCATGATTGTATGAAGAAAGAAGATTTAGTTGCACTCGGACTTTCCGAGGAACAGATTGCAGAGATTCAGAAGCTTAATGGCAAGGATATAGCTAAAGAGCAGGAGAAGATCGCCAGAATCGAGGCTGAAAGGGATAATTATAAGTCACAGCTCGATACCGCACATGAAGCCTTGAAGAAGTTCGAGGGTATTGATGTGGACAAACTCCAGGGCGAAATCCAGAAACTTCAGAAAGATCTTCAGGATGCAGAGACTAAGCATCAGGCTGACCTTGCTGACAGAGACTTTAATGTTCTGCTGGACAGCCAGATTAACGCCCTGGGTGCGAAGAACGCAAAGGCAGTAAAAGCCTTGCTTGATATCGATGCGCTGAAAGGCAGCAAGAACCAGATAGAGGATATCAAGAAAGCCCTCGAAGCTGTTAAAACCGAGAACGATTATTTATTCGGCTCGACTGAACCAATTAACAATCCGGTTAGGCCCACAGGAGGAACTCCTCCGGCTGGAGATGCTAATTTAGCAACCATGAGAGCAATTATGGGACTACCACCAGAAAAATAAAAAAGAAAGATGAGGTAATTAATATATGGCAAATATGATCGAATTATTTAAAAGCTATTCTCCATTACTTGATGAAATTTACAAAAACGCTTCTTTAACATCAATCCTTGATGGCGCTAATGAATTAGCAAGACAGGGGCAAAATGCAAATGAAATTGTTATTCCAAAGATTAGCATGGATGGATTAGCTGATTACGAACGTAATAGTGGATACGTATCTGGCGATGCAACAGTAAACTTTGAAACTGTAAAATGTAACTTTGATAGAGGCCGTATGTTCCAAATTGATGCATTGGACGACCAAGAAACTATGGGTATTGCATTTGGCAAGCTCGCTTCCGAGTTCATCCGTACCAAGGTTGTTCCTGAGCTTGACGCGTTCAGACTTTCTCAGTATGCGCAGATCAGTGGTATCTCCACGGTTGATGCAGCAGCCCTTTCCTCTGCAACAGCTGTTATTGCTGCTCTTAGAGCCGGCACCAATACTATGGATGAGGATGAAGTTGATACCAACAGCAGATATCTATTTATTACTCCTACGCTTTATGGTTTAATCCAAGATCAGGACACCACCAAGTCCAGCAAGGTGCTTGAGAGATTCGCTGGAGTAATTCAGATTCCACAGACACGTTTCTATACTGCTATTTCTCAACTTAGCGGTAAAGGTGAATATAAAGCTGGTGGTTATACTCGTGCAGATGGCGCAAACGATATCAACTTTATGATTATCGAAAAATCAGCGGTAATCCAATTCCAAAAACGTGTTGCTCCGAAGATTATCTCTCCTGAGCAGAATCAGGATGCAGATGCTTGGAAATACGGTTATAGAAATGTAGGTATTGCAGATGCTTACGAGAATAAGGTATCCGGTATCTACCTACATAAGAGTACAAAAACCTCTTAATTTTAAATGATAATAGGCGCTTGTCGTGTGATAGGCGCCTTTTTAGAAAGGAGCAAAAATGAAAGATGTAAGATTAAGGCCTTGCATTGCCCAGGGCGACATGGATAACAACAATGATATCATCATGCAACAGTTTGCAAAGATGAACTTCCTATTTCCGGATGAAGATAGCATTAGACTGTATGATTTAGCAGCTGTCTATAATTACCATGATGATGAAGATATTCCGCTAACCGTCAAGAGTGCCACAACCGCCCTTGCTGTTACAAAATCGGAAAACGCAACCGATTATACTCTGACCTTAACTGGAGAAATCCCTAAGATGTCTGCAGCAACTAAGGCAGCTCTTTACGGTGCTGAAGCTAATCAAACAAATGCAACGGTTATCATGATTGAGGTCCCGACAAAAGACATCTCTAAGCTTGGATTTAAGCGTGGTGATACTCCTGTTGACCTTGAAGCAGGCGATGTTATTGAAGTGAATAACAGATTTTATTTAGTGCATGTTGTTGGTGTATATGACGACACCGGAACCACAACTGCTACTACTGCAATGTCATTGACCTACAATGCTAATACTGTAAAATATGCAATCGAGGTATCCGGTGCAACATTAGGAACTTAATTGGTTGGAGGCGGTATTGATGATTAGCTATACCACGCACAATTATTACACATGTAAATACTTAATGGGCAGACAAGCGGTCATTGATACCGCTGTTTTCCCTTTTTACGCACAAAAAGCCACGCAAGTGATTAAACAATACACCTTTGATAATATAGACGAAAATAAGCCTTTTAAAGACGAAATACAGATGTGTTGTTGTGAAGTGGCTGAACATCTTTATGAGACAGAAGAACACAACAAGAGTAAGCCAGTAGGCGTTACCAGTGAAAAGGTTGGAGAGTATTCCATATCTTATGAATCTAGTAAAGTATCAGAGGATATTTTAAACAAAGAAACTAGAAATATCATTTATTCATGGCTAGGCGATACAGGTTACTTATATAAGGGGGTATAGAATGTATACAAATGCAGACATAACCCTTTATTCTTACGTTGACAACAAGTATACAAGAAAAGTTATTAAGGATGTGTTTTGGAACGAAGTCAAAGAAAGCAATACCTTGAAAAGTGGTTTAAATACTGCTGATAGTGTTAAAATATTCGTTCCCCTTGAAAATATGCCTGTTGCAAAAATAACCACAGGTAAAGACATTATAGTAAAGGGAATTATTGAATTTGAGATTGATAACACTTCGCAGGCCACGCAATCAGCAAGCCTTAATCAACTTAAAAAGGACTACCAATTTGTAACTGTATCAAGTTGCGATGCTAAAATATTTGGAAGTAAGCACATGCAGCACTATGTGTTGTCTTGTAAGTAGGTGGTAATATGTTACATGGCAAACTTGAGATTAAATCAACTGACCTGATGCTGAAAGAAAGAGGGCTAGAGGAATATGGGAAGGTGCAAAGTTTTATTGATAGTGAAGTTATTAGACTCATGACACCTTATACCCCTAATCTTTACGGAATGCTCTACAAGTCAGCTAAGGCAGTCCCTAGGGTAGGTAGTGGGGAGATATTACAAGCCACACCTTACGCAAGATTCCAATATTATGGCAAGGTCATGATTTCTCCTACAACTGGAAGCCCATGGGCTTTAAAGGGCGAAAAGAAGATGTTAACAAATAGGGACTTGGTACACAACAAAAGCAAGCATCCTATGGCAGGCCCATTTTGGTTTGAGCGAATGAAAGCCGACAAAAAGGAAGAAATACTTCAAGGGGCTAGAAAGATAGCAGGTGCGAAATGAATATAATTGAATTGGTAAAGCAGATACTTACTGATTATCCTAAGATAACAGAATTTACGAACGAAATTAACGTAGATTTTACCGAAGATATTCCTACAAATTTTGGCCTATCCTCAACCGGAGATCAACTAATCCGTGAAGATATTCTTGGAAATCAAATAAGACAACATAACTTTGTACTGTATGCTCTTAATCAGTCTTATACAAATTATGACCGATTGGCAAACAGTACTTTTTTATTGGATTTAGCGTACTGGTTGGAGCAGTACAAGCAAGAGGATCCAATTGAAGTAACTATAAATGATAAAACTGTATCCGGTAAACTCCTTGGTCTAAGCAGCGCCAATGCAATGTTGTATATGGTACCAACCGGTGATATTAACGATGGAGTTACCTATCAGATACAGATATACGCAAGGTATTATTTAGAAAGTGAGGGATTGTAATGGCAGAAGTTACAGGTAAGATTGCCCGGAAATGGATGGCACATTTTATTGACGCAGGCACTACAGGCATAGCTAATTATGTAAGATTAGGTTCCGATTTGGAAGAGTACACTGTGGAGATGAATGCCAATGTCAATACTACACAGAATATTCTGGGTGAAGCGTCTACCATAATCGACGGTTATGAACCGCAATCGGCTGTGGAGCCTTATTATGCGGTAGTCGGCGATCCGTTGCATGCTAGGCTGCAGAAAATTGTTGATGACCGCCTGACATTGGATGATCTTAAGACAACTGTTGTTGATGTGCATCTGTGGGAAGAGGTATCCGCAGGCGTATTTGTGGCATACAGAGAGGATGCGATCATCGAGGTTGTATCCTATGGCGGTGATACAACCGGTTATCAGATCCCATTCAACCTTCATCATGTTGGTAACAGGGTTAAAGGCACATTCAATATAGCGAGTAAGACATTTACCCCGGAAACAGGTGAACTTGGAGTACTTATTATTGATGTTATAGCTGGATCAGATGAAACGAAGACAAAAGTATCTGAAGTCATAGGAGAGGGAACCGGTACATTGATGTATAAGGTTGGCGCAAGTGTTAGCGCACCTTATTACGGAGAAGCAAGTACCGGATATACAGCTCTGACGCTTAATACCGATATTACAACTGCTGATGGTCAGTACATAGTGGTTGTTGAGGCTGTGTCCAATGTTGTAGTTGCAGCATCCGCTATTACTCCTGTAGTAGTTGGAGAAGAATAAGCCAACAAGTATTAGTTAGGTGGGTGGCGGTTACCTCCTTCCGCTGCCCACAATAAAAGGAGGGATTTTATGCAAAGCATACGCTTTGATGATGGCTATAAGGAGTTTATGATTAATGATGATCCTAACAAGGTAATAAGATTTGATCCAACAGACTTTTCTATTATTGAGCGGTTTAACACGGCCATCAAAAATATAGAGCAGTCAACTCAAGAACTAACAAACGATATAGAAATTGATAGCAAAGGCGAACCTGCGGATGAACTAGATATCGCTGCAGAAGCGGTTGCAAAAGTAAATAAATTTATCAAAGAACAAATAGACTATATTTTTGATAGCCCTGTGTCAGACATGGTATTTGGCAATAAATCTCCGTTGGCCATGGTTAAGGGAGTACCCTTATTCGAAAGATTTATTCTAGCGGCACAGGCGGTTATAGAAAAAGAACTGAAAGCAGAGATGAAAGCTAGTGAAAAACGTATTAGTAAATACACAAGACAGGTGAAATAATATGATTGGTAGATTACCTACAACGCTTAATATAAATGGAGTGGACAGAGTTATTCGGAGTGACTTCCGGGTGGCTCTGCTTATTTTTCAGGCTTTTAATGATCCTGAGTTATCAGAACAGGAAAAAGCAAGGGTCATGATGGAATGCTTGTACGAGGATGTTGATAGTATACCTTTTAATGATTATCAAGAAGCCTATGACAAGGCTGTATGGTTTTTAGATGGCGGCACTATTGAGGAAGATACAAAATATCGAACATCAAAGAAAGTTATTGACTGGGAACAGGATGAACAGATGATATTTAGTGCAGTAAATAAAGTTGCCGGTAAGGAAACAAGAGCAGCAGAGTACATACACTGGTGGACATTTTTGGGGTACTTTAATGAAATCGGAGAAGGGCTGCTGTCGACTGTGATTAATATTAGGCAGAAAAAGAATAAAGGGAAAAGACTAGAAAAACACGAGCAGGAATTTTACAGGGAAAACAAGTCCCTGATTGACATAAAAACAAGACTTACGCAAGAAGAACAGGCTGAGAAAGAATACTTAGAAAAACTCCTAAACGGATAGCGAGGTGAGGAAATGGCTGATGGATCATTAAAGTTTGATACAAAAATAGATACGGATGGATTTGAAAAGGGTACTAAAACGTTAAAGGACAGGCTTAATAGTTTTATCGATTCTCTTAAAAGAGCAAGCATTGGTACAGCTAGGGCATTTTCCGACACCGGCTCAATTAATGCTACTAATGTAAGTATACGGGCTCTAATAGATGAAATAGACAGGTATACAGATGCCTTGTACTACCTAGAGAAGCAAGGCCTGTATTTTGGCGATAAAGAATATGACGAGGCATATCAGAAACTAGCCATGGCAGAACAGGCATTAAATAATTACAAAAAAAGTCTAGTTGGACTTGATAAGCAACAGAAAAAGACTTCGCTATCGACTAGGAAATTAAATGAGGACTTAAAAAAGACTACAAGAACCTCAATACCTCTAGTAAAAAGCATTTTCAAGTTATCTAATATGTTTAAGCTGCTATTAATAAGGATGGCAATGAGATCTGTAATAAATGCAGTTAAAGAAGGAATGCAAAACCTTGCACAATATAGCAAACAGGTTAACAAAGATATGTCCATACTGGCCACATCTGCACAGACTTTAAAAAATAGCTTTGCCACAGCATTCGCTCCCATATTACAAGTTATAACTCCTGCGTTAAAAATCTTAATTGACCATTTATCCGAAGCACTGTCCTTAATTGGACAGTTTTTTGCTGTCTTGCTAACCGGTGCCACAACCTTTACAAAAGCTAAAGATGCACAGGTAGATTATGCAAAGTCTATAGCGAAGACGGCAAAGGAAGCAAATAAGGCCTTATCTCCTATAGATAAGCTTAATGTAGTTGGGGGAGATAGTGGTTCTGGAGGAAGTTATTCGAGTCCAACACCTAGCCAGATGTTTGAAGAAGTGGCTATTGGTAATAAAATTATTGAAGCAGTTGCAAGGATAAAAGCCGCATTTAGCGAATTTGGCGGGTGGCTTAAAAAAACATTCGGTCCGGTAGTGGCTTCTGTTTGGGAGGACATGGCGCCGAATGTTGCGACATTTAAAAAAATTGTAAGCAGCATGTTTACAGACATCCAGTCCTTAGGAACTCCTTTACTCACTTATTTTAATAAGACGCTTATCCCGTCCTTGCAATCAATTGGCCTTATTATGGGCGGGATACTTAATGGTTGGTTCGAAACATTTAATATGGTCTTATCTGACATATGGAATCTTGCAGTGTTTCCTATTCTTAAAAACTTTATTACCACCGGATTGCCGATGTTAACCGAATTTAAACTTGGAGCAGTGCAAATATTAGGTGCTTTTCATAAGGAACTAAAAGGCATATTCGATATGCTATGGAAGGGCGCTGTTGCTCCGGCTCTTGGATTGTCTACCAAGATATGGATTGAGTTTATGGATACAGTAAAAGGCAAATGGGACGAATGGGGCAAACCTACCATTAACAACATTAAAAAAGCCTTTGAGACGACAGGTGGCTTGATCAAAGAAGTATGGAAAACAACTCTTAAGCCTATTTGGGACGCATTTATGAAAACAGTGGATAAACTATGGCAGAAACATCTAAAACCTTTTGTCGGCAATATAATTGAATTAGTAGCAACCTTAGCCAATGCCGCATTAAACATATACAATAAATTTATAGCCCCAGTTGTTAAGTGGTTCGTGCAGAAATTTGGGCCGCCA